GAGAGGTCGCCCAAGTATCTGGTGTAATGGTGACCAACCAAAAGTTCTGGTTCATTTTTTGCTACCTCACGAATACGGTTTACATATCTCTCACACGCTTCTGACGGTTTAATGAGAGATCTCCAAATAGGTCCATAATAATATCTAACATCCATTTCCAATGCCAGTTTTCTTCTAAGATCTGGAAGATCTAAACATCCAACTACTGGATGATCATGTAGTTTACTAACTTCTTCCTCTAAAGCAGTATATACAAAATAGAAATCACTAATTAATCCCCTATAACTTTCTTTATTCACAACACCCTTTAAAAAGGATTTTACGAAAGCAGTGTTTTCTGCTGCTGAATGAGATTTTTTAGTCCCTTCTTTTAATTGCTTTGCAAAATTATCAACAGGCATTATTATTCCTCCAAATCTGGAAGACGTGGCTCTACCCAATGTTCAGTATTATCAATACCAGCAGCTTTTACATATCTCATAATATGCTCATCTATCTGGTGATAAACTGGGTGTAGATCTAAATCCATATTAATATCGTGTGCAATCTGTGATATCTGATCTGCTGAGAAGCAATGATCAGGATGTAATAGATCGCAACAAGGGATACGTTTCTCAATTAATTCATTAAGGTTGATACGTATCTCATAGTCTCTATATACTGGCATTTTATCAAAAAATACAATGCTAAAATTATCTATAAACTATTCTATCACAAAAACTTATTTTTGTCAGAATGATTACATTTTAAACGTTTCTGTTGAATCGTTATCTGTAGTAATCTTAATAGGTGCTTGCTCTATTCTAATTGTTTGAGTAGGAGCATTTGTAGCAGACTTAGCAATAATTGCTTCTATATCCTTTGCAGTAACAGGAGGAGCACCACCGTTTCCATTCCCGTTTCCATTACCATTCATCTTCATAGTACCATCACCTTTCTTAGATGCGGTCTGAATTCCAAAGCTAGCTAAAACTCCTGTAAAAACTGAAGCTATGAATGTTGGGTCAATTTTCTGCTGTGGTACACCTGGAATGGCAACATAATTTAATGTCAATATTCCACCACTCCAGGCAAGAACAGTAATTCTGACCATTGTAGAGATGATTGCTGCTTGTTCATCAGCATCAGGAAGAATAGCAGCTTTTGCTTTACCAAAGAAACCTTTCTTTTCTTCTTTAATTTCTTCGACTACTTCTTCCTTTATTTCTTCAGGCATAAGAATGAGAGTAACTCATTCTATTTAGAAATTTGGTATACCAGAAGATGGAATAGATGCTGAATTATCAGGAGCAGGAAGATCATTAGCACCAGTAGGAAGTGATCCACCAAGACCGCCACCCATTGATCCCATTACTGCTTCAATTGCTTGTTGCTTTACATTATCGATAATAGCATCCTTATTTACATAAACAAATGTACCAGCACCAATAATACCAGCAAGTGATACTCCTGACACAATGCTAATTACGTTAGCAATATTATTAAAACTAAATTTCTTACAAGACATAATTTTTCTCCAAGTAATTTTTATTTATCAAACTCACTTCCTTCTCCAATATATTCAAGAGAAAGAATATTATGATCTTCAGAATTAGGATTCAACCATTCTCTAAACTCTTGACGAATAGAATCTGCTTCCATAATATCTTCATATGTTCCCAATTTACATAATACATCCATACGATGTATTGCCCAATCATAATTACGTCTCAGAGTTTTTTCCAAAGTTTCCATAATCTTTACGCATATAGCGTCCTAATATATTGCTATTGTAATACGCTGGTTCTCCATTGTCAAGAGACTCTTGTAACACATTATTGAGAAATAACTGTTTTGTTTCCTCGTAGTTTACATCTCCAAGTCTGGTGTGTAAGGAGAGGATCTCTCTTTTGAACGCTGTGTTTCCAAGAAGCTTTCTATCTGTATTAAGCTGGTCAGAGCTTCCATAGTATCGCTTCCAGTCACTCTCAGACGTAACCCGTCTCTTACCACCTCTAGGTTTACGCTTTTGCCAGAAGTATTTACGTCCGATGTATTGCTGACCAGTTTGAAGATTAGTAATCCTGTAGACGAAACCGAACTTATCGTCAATATCGTCAGTAGTAAAAGTTGTACCCTTATAGGTCCAGGGATTTTCATAATCTCCTTCAACCACTTTGGTCTCATTGGTGGTTTCCATCCCATTATCTTTATAATATCTAAATTATATATTAGTCTTATAGAGTCTTAAAATTTGCCCGAACGCTTACAAAGCGATTTTACACACATTTGAGACTAGTGTCAAGTCCTTGATAAATACCTAATAAAGTGTTATACTATCAATGTCCGTATATGTAAGAAACCTAACCATTAACTCTGGAGAAGACTTCAGTGAAGATATGGATTTAGTTAAAACTAGTGGACTACCAGTTAATATAACTGGATTTACTGCAGTATCACATTTAAGGAAATCCCCTAATAGTTCCACATATACTGGTATAGCAGTATCTTTTAGAGATGCTACAACTGGAAAAATTACAGTATCAATAGCAAACACTATTAGTGCTTATATAAAACCTGGAAGACATGTATATGACATAATGCTTCTTAGACCTAACGGAACAAAAACTATTGCAGTAGAAGGAACTGCATTAGTTCGTCCAGGTATATCTACAGGATGTTTCTAATATTACTTTCTAAGAATTATGGCAGTCTTTACCACTAACCTTGTAATACATACAGGAACCGATTTTGAGCAAACCTTTGTATTTGAAGATGAAAATACTAATAGTGCTTTAAATCTAAATGGTTATACTGGATGTGCAAAGATAAAAAAATACTCTTCATCATCATCTTCTATATCCTTTTTAATTAGTATTACTGGTCCAGATCAGGGACGTGCAAGATTATCTATAGGATCAACAGTAACTAGTGAATTAAAACCAGGAAAATATTTTTATGACATGATACTAAAAGATCCAGATGGAAAACTGGATCGAGTAATAGAAGGAGAAGTATTAATTAAAAAATCAGTTACTCAACCTTAAGTTTAACGAAGTTTAGATGCAATCTTTGCAACTTTCATAATAACCTTACCTGTTCTACCAACCATTTGTCTTGTAAGTGGTGTAGGACCAGTTTTTAATCCTTTAGTAAAAGACCAAACTGGATTTGGAATCTTAGTAAGTTTACCTGTTGTTTTATTTTTAATTCTACCAATCTTTTTAGCATCATCTTTAACGAGGTCAGTCATACTAGCAGTATCTTCCCAAGGAGTTTTACCCTTATTCCACCAGGATTTTAGATCCTCGTTAAATTGTGCATATGTTTTCACTAAACCTACTCGTGTGGGACTGTATTACCATTTTCATCTTTTTGATGATGCTCATTTACAATACCTTGAATGGTTGTAGCATCCATTTCACTCATTACATATAGTGCCTCATCCATATTATCTACTTGATTTGATTCAAACAAATAATTACTAACGATATCAAAAGCATCATAGGATTCCATATCCATTACAGAAGTAACCCTATTTCTTTTGTTTCTTTCCTTTGCTGTGTTAGAATTTGGAAAGTCTTTTGCAAAATCATCCATACTATATCCACTTCCTTTCTTCTTGGCTTTTTGGAAAGCAGCATTTTTATCTCTTAACTTCTCAACCCTATCCTTTCCATCAGAATCCTTACCAAATCTTTCCTTATTCTGTGCAATCATCTTGCCTCTAGCAGAATTAGGATTAATCTGTCCTTTATCAGGACCAATTGTTCTTGCTTTTGGTAACTCTTTACCACTAGGATTTGCTGGACGTGCAGGTATTATCTTTTCACTACCTGGTACAACTTTTGGTTCTGGTTTTTTATCTAAAAGATTTTTATCTAAAAGACCTTTATCCTTCATATTTTTGAATGAAAGACTATCATCTTTTTTAACTTCTGGTTTCTTAAAGGCATCTGTACCACCCTTAACAAACTTTTTAACGTTTTTAACAGCACTTTTACCTGCCTTATATAAACCCTTAGCAGCACCAATAGCTAGAGGTACACCAACAAGACCTGCTCCACCAGCAATTGCTGCTGTAGGACCATATTTCTTGACAGCATCACCTACAGGTTTTAATGCAGTACCAGCACCAGAAACTAATGCTTTACCTTTTTTAGCAATATTACCACCTACTTCACTACCTTTTTTAGCAATATTACCACCTACTTCACTACCTTTTTTAGCAATATTACCACCTACTTCACTAGCAAGTTTACCAGCTCGTTTTGCAGATGTTGCTATTCCTCTACCTGCAGGTCTAAGAACTTTTCCTAGTGCACCAAGTGCTCTACCTATTAATGCTTTTTCAACTAATCCTTGTAAGTTTGCTACTTGTTGAGAATTTTCTTCTAATATTTCATACTCTACACCATCAACACTTTCATTAAGTTGAGATGCTTCTATGAAAATATAATTTTCTGCAGCAACTGCAATCCTTTCTACAATATCATCTGGATTTGCATTTAATGCATATTCAGCAATAGCATTTTCGGAATACCCTTCAGAGAACATAGTATCAATTAAAATTGCACTTGCTTCTGAAACTAATTGCTTATCTATAGGCTCAGAAATATTTTCATAGATATTCTGAATATCTTCTAGGTGCTTATAAGACATTTGTCAAACTATACTCTTACAAGTAATATTTATAATTCTTATATTATCCGTTAATAATCCATATCCATTGGAGAAGCAATTTTTCTAACTTTTGGTTTTGATTTAAGTTCACCAGTAACTGTATTTCTACCTTGAGCTATTCTCTGCTTTGCCATTTGCTGAGCCCGTTGAGCACCAGTTAATTGAGGAGCAGGTTTTGCTACAGGTGCTTGTGGTGCAACAGGTTTTGCTACAGGTGCTTGTGTAACTGGTTTTGCTACAGGAGTTGTGCCTCCTTGCCTATTTTGATTACCTGCTATAGGTCTATTTCCTTGCCCTCTAATGGGTCTTGTAGGAGTAACTGGAGCAGGTCTGTTTGCTCTAACCTGAGATTGTGCCACTCTTCTTTGAGCACCAGTTTGTCTTCCTTGTATTGGTCCTTTATTAGATAAAGCACTTCTTACAGCATTAATTGCACTACCAACACGTACCATAGCACCTGGTCTACCAGTGCCTTGAGGAGCACCAACTGTCCTACCAGGTCTTGCTGGTGCTTGTGGTGCTTGTGGTACAACAGGTTTTGCTACAGGTGCTTGTGGTACAACAGGTTTTGCTTGAGGAGTAGATCCACCTCTATTACCTAAAAGTTTTCCAATCAATCCAGGTTGAACCTTTCTACTACCACTAGCAGGTGATCTCATTGAATCAATATTAGAAGCAGCCTGTTGTGCTTGTCCAAGAGGTCTTGCTTGTGTAGTTTGAGTTGGTACTGGTTTTTGTGTAGATTGAGTTTGAGTTGGTACTGGTTTTTGTGTTTGTACTGATGTATTATTATTTTGTACTCGTTGTGGAGTCCCAGACGGATTCACATTACTAACAGTTACCTTACCCTGATTCATAAAGGGTTTTACCTTATCTCTTAATGCCTGTACTTGTGGTCTATCTTTAAGTCTAACATATTCTTCACCAAATCTTGCTTTCCATTGTTTATCAGAAACTCCAAGAGATAAACCACTTACTGGTTTCTTATCCTTTTTCTTTTGAACTACACCTGCAACATACTTGGGATCTTGATATTTTTTATCCAATTTTGCTTTAGGTTTGAATACTTTATCATAAGCAGCAATTGCCTTATCAGCAAGTGCAGAACCAGCAATATGACCACCAATTGCACCTCCAGTACCTGCTACAAATGCACCAGGTCCTGAAACAAGACCAGCAGTACCAGCTAATGCACCACCAAGAACTGCACCAGTAGCACCAGCAGCACCTTTTATAGCACCTCTAACCCAAGAACCACTCTTACTATGTCCTTTCTTTCTATACTGTGATTTAGCATCAACTGTGCTTATTACTGCATCTAGTGGTGCTGCTACTTTACCTAATAATTTACCACTTCCTTTCAATGATTTGCCAACCCAACCTTTAGGTCTCAATAGTTTAGCTTTAGATTGTACAAATCCTTTTCCAGGAGCTGCACTCTTCATGAACTCCTTATAAGATTTGCCACCCTTAGTTACTGTAAGACCAGGAACTTTTTTAGGTTTTGGTGGTTCTACAAAAGCAGTTTGAGAACTAGTAACTTTACTCTTAGGTGGTTTTGATGGTTTTGGTGGTTCTACAAAAGCAGTTTGAGAACTAGTAACTTTAGATTTTTTAAGATTATTATTTACCCCATCTTTTACTTTTCCCCAATCAGGTGTAACTGTCTTAGTACCAGTTGTATTTTTAGCTTTAGTTGGTGTTTGTGTTGATGAAGGATTTCCCATATCACCATCATCCCAAACATCATTAAATCTGTTTACTGCATCAAATTTTGTTGTACTTTGACTTTTTCTTGCTCCTATTTCTTTTGAAAAATCTTTAAAAGTAGAAGAAGTTCTTTTTTGATTAACTGTATCGGTAAATTTCTTTGCGTTCTTAGAAACATCAGATTGATTTACACCTTGAGTTTTCTTAAAACCTTTACGATATTCTCCTTTACCATACTTTTGCTTTAACCTATCTTTCAGATCAACTTTCTTTTGAACATCAGCAAGCGATGGTGCATTTGAATATGCACGTCTAGCTCTTCTACCACCATATTCTTGATTTATCTTATCAGTATATTCTGTTTTAGCAATCTTTGCGATACTATCAGTCGTCTTTGAATCAACAGGTATGTTACTACCAGTTCTCGACTGTCTGGCTCTATTAATATATTTCTTTATACCTTCTTCTGATGCTTTGTTAGTTTTTGGATCAAGATACCGAGTCCTTCCTCCTATTTCTTTAGGTGGAACATATTTTCCCTTTCCAGTAGAAACGTCTACACCAGTTGGTTTACCATAAAATTTATTACCCTTTTTAACTGGACTTTGTCTATTCTTGTTTATCTTATCAAGTAAGTCATCTTGACCTTGAGACTTAATAACATCCTTTCTTGCACGTTCTCCCGTCTTACCACGAGCATCTCTTTCTATTTCTGTCAAACGAGTACTATCAATCCTTTCAGCATCCTGTGGAGAAAGTTTCTTGTTAAACTTCTTTTCAAATTTTCTATTAGCTCTACCTTGAGCTAACCTATCATTAACAGATAATTCTTTTGCTTCTTCAGTACTAAAAGTTTTCATCTTATAAACAGACGCTTTTTTTAGTATTTATAATTTAAATCCAGCGAAGGTGTCTTTCTTTACGTCTTGTTTAATACCACCAACAATATAAGATTCTACTTCAGTCTCTTGTGGTGCTACCTGTAGTCCTTTAGAACTAATCCAATGCTGTGTCCAAGGTAATGGATTATGACTTGCAGGAATATCATATACTGGTTTTAATCCAATAGACTTCATTCTCTTATTAGCAATCCATTCAACATACTGCATAAGAAGTTTATCATTTAATCCAATCATTGATCCATCTTTGAAAAGATATTCTGCCCACATCTTCTCTTCATTTACACAACGATCAAACATCTTATAAGTCCATTCCTCTTCTTCTTTCATTATCTGAACCATATCTGGATCATCACCTTTTCTCCAATTGTTTATTATGTTTTGGGTAATGGCGAGGTGTTGATTCTCATCTCTTGCAATGAGGGATATAATCTTAGCTGACCCTTCCATAAGTTTAAGTTCACCAAATGCAAAACTGCAAGCAAAACTAACATAAAAGCGTATACCTTCCAAGATGTTAACATTTGCTACTGCCCTATAGAGATGTCTTTTTAAATCTTTAATTGTCCATTCTGAATTAGGATGATTCCTCATATCAGGTGTCCAAGCACTACTCTGACCGTATTCTTGTGCATAGTTAATAAAAGTATCATAAGATTCGGTTACACTAGCAGCACGTTCTAATATTCTATCATCATTCAAAATCTTATCAAACACGTCAGAAGGATCTGCATACACATTCTTAATCACATATGTGTAAGAACGACTATGAATCATTTCCATAAATGACCACGCTTCCATACACGCCTCTAATTCGGGTAGAGAACAGTATGGAAGAAAAGCCATACCTGGAGCACGACCTTGAACAGAATCAAGCATTATTTGATACTTGAGATTTGATGTGTAGATATGTTTCTGTTCTGGACGTAGTGATTGATAATCACCTCTATCTTTTTGTAAGGATACTTCTTCTGGTCTCCAAAAGTATCCCAACTGTTGCTTTGTTAGATTCTCAAATTGTGGATATTTAAAATTATCATAACGTTGAACACCAAGGGGTTTACCAAAAAACATTGGTTGTTTTTTCGTATCGACATCTTCAGTATTGAAGACAGTCATTCCTTTCACTTCTGCCATTGACCTTTTTTCTGTTGATGATTTTCTAAATTGCACAGGATTCACATTCCTCTTCAGTTTCTAACTCTGATATTAAACTTTCCAACCTAGTTGACCCCTGAATACCAACATCACTTGTATTAGAAACTGATAAATCAACCTCATCAGTTTTAACATCATAAGTGTTCTGATAGTATGAAGTCTTCCAACCGTATTTGTATGTAGTTAAAAAGTCATTTGCCATCACACTTGTGGGAACTTCTCCCTCATTAAAATGCTGTGGGTTATAAGACCAATTTCCAGAAATTGCTTGATCAAAGAACTTCTGCATTACAGCAACGATATTGATATAACCACTGTTGTTTGGCATATCCCAAAGAAGGGTATAATTATTCTTAAGAGTATTATAAGAAGGAACTATCTGTTTAAGTGGACCTTTCTTCGATTTCTTAATAGAGAGATATCCTCTAGGTGGTTCAATACCATTAGTGGCATTACATACAACAGAAGAAGACTCTGAGGGCATTTGAG